CTTCTGTTTCTGCTGCTCTCTCCGCTGCGAGTCTTGCCGCCGCCTCGTCTTCTTCCAAATCCTGACTAAAAATGTCGCTTGCTGCGGTTGCCGTCAGAATCGCATCAACGTGGGCGCGCTTTTTGCCGATCTTTTCGCAGGTATTATAATAGTCTGCGGGATTGTCGTGTTCGACGCGCTGAAAGATGAACCATTTTTGTTTCGATTGTCCATCTTCCTTCATCCATGCTTTCCGCGGTTGCATATAGCGCCCGCCGAGCAATGTTTTGTCGCCATTGTCCCAGTATTCTTTTGGGACTTCCTTCTCGGTATTGTCCCAGCGGTAGCGATATTTCCCTTCCATGGTTGAGCATATCCCGACGCCCTCGCCGACATTTGCGCCGGTAGGAATATGGATCAATCTACATACAAAGCGATACTCCCGATGGCCGTCGCCGAGGTTAATAACATCAAGATCGAACTCGGGGCGTAGTCTGAACGTGAAGCCCAACTTTTCAGCCCCCGGCTTGAATAGGGATGGCTTCTTGAGCTTTCCCGATCCTCCGCAAGCGAGGCAATTTTTGTGATCCTCGCCCTTGCCCGTGCCGTTGCAGAGATCGCACTTACGCTCTGTGCCAGGAATTGTTCCGTAATGCTCGCCCTCCTTCATGACGCGTTTCATCAATTCCTGAATCTGCCCGATCTGCTTGACGACGCTATCTGTTGAAATCGCATAGTCGCCGAGATTCACATCCGTGCCCTGCGCGGCGATCAGCGCGGGATGATAATCTAATTGCTTTCCTTTTTTTTCTGTCATGCTATTTCACCTCCTGCTTGGTTTTCTTGGCGGGCTTCTTTGCAATATAGAAACCGCACCAGCCTAAAAGTGTCCTGATCTGCTTACTCCACCAACCACGTTTTTTCCTTTTCTGCTTTTCTTCTGTCATGCTGACCTCCTTAAATTGTTGAGGGGCGGCTTTGATGCTTACAGTTATCATCAGCATCGGCGGGTTTCCTCACGATGTATCCTTGCTCACCGGATAACTACGCCTTGGCTCGCTGCCCTTTGTTATTTCTTAAACTCCGCCCTCTTTCTTGCAAGTGCTTCAGGGAGTGTTTCTCCGCTGCGCAGGACGAACGTGGCTCTTGTTTCCAGATCAGTGAATAGTGGTATCCCCCCACCGTGTGCGGTCTCTTGTAGCCCATTGTAAATGATGCCGAGCAGAGCGGCCTCCACCTTATAGACTGCTTCTCGTAACATCCGCTCAACTTCAGGATCATGACTCTGCCAAAACGCCTCCCTGCATGATTGAATTAGCACCTCAAAGTTATTGCAGGCGGCGATGATGAAACGAGCGTTAGCATCCCGATTTTCCACTCCTTCAAATCCAGGCCATTTAATAATAGCCTTCCCCTTTTGATCTTGTATCTCAATAATCACAACATCGCTAATTTTGGGGCGCAACTTGTTCTTATAAAAAATCCATGGTATTGGTGTATGCTTCATCTTACCTCCTTTCGGCGGTGGACAGTCTTAAAATCATGTGAAAAGACTGCCACGGGTCGTTCCGATCAAGCAAATTTGGTGTGCATGATTTCCGCATGGGCACCGCCTTAGCTAAAGTGCAGCTTTACGCTGCCTGAATATACTTGAACTCGCTCGGCGTCAGATCAATGATCCTGCCGCCAATCCGCTCCAGTTCAATTACGCGATCATAGTCGGCTGTATCATTCGCCATTGCCGTTACCGCGTTCGCTAATCCCCAAAGTGTGGCGTCGCCGCCCTTGATAAGATTTTCAAGAATGCCGCCGCCCTCTGTCTTCGAGAGAGAGAACCGTGCTGTCACCTCTTCGATCATGTCATCCACCTTTGCGATCATCAGCCTTTGCTCTGCTGCTGCTTTCATGCGGTCAAGGTGGGCGTTGAAGTCGATTCCTTCAAGATGATGCTTCACGGTATCTCTGATCTTCAGAAGAAATGCCTTATTATCGGCTTCAATTGTTTCGGTCTCGTAATATGAAAGCGCGATCTCCTCGTCTCCTCCAAGGCGTTTGCCAACATGATGGCGTCTGATGCCTTCGCTTGTGATCATGCCGTTCAGACAGACGAGCCGATAAAGCAATGTCTCAACGCGGACAGCGCCCAGCCCGATCTCTGAATTGGAGATCACCAATCCCGCTTTGACGACATCGCCTTTTCTGACTTCACCTTGATGCTTGTGCGTGATCGCTTGCAGATACAGGCGCCGTTCTGTCATTTCTGAGGATATGATCTCAATGTTCGCCCCCTGCTCATGCAGGATGGGCAACGCTGCGCTCGCCACGAGAAAATTGTCGAGCGGCCGATACTTGTCGCTCAGAAAGGCGCGGACACGATTGTCGAGCGTCCTGACAGGTCTGCGCTCTGGTTGTTGCTTGAGCCACGTGTTGACATTTACCGCCAGAAGATTTGGGGTCTCCTCGCGCATTCTGTCATAATACTTGCGGGGGATTCCGAGGCGCTCGCCGAGTTGGTCGTGGGCGACCTCGCCAATGTCAAAAGATTGATCTCCGCCATTCTCGACAACTAATTCGTGATGGCTGCCGGCAGTGAATAGCGATATCCTGTCCGTGATGTCGCGCGTCATATCTATGCCGGATGGGTCATGGTCACCTAAATGCAGGACGATGACACCTTGCCCATTCTTGATCTGCCTTCTAAGTCGCATTGCCCCTATCCACATTTCGCTCTGAGAGGTATAACCTCTGCATGAAAAATATGGAATGTCGAGAGATCGGCAGACACTATCAACAATGCCCGCCAATGCATCCTTTTCAATCCATAACTCAACGCGGGTTTCCTGCTCCGCCCATTTGTCGATCTGATAGCTCTGAGCGCATTGATCTACGATTTCAGCAGGGTTGTCCCAGTGTGAATTTTTGACGAGACCCCGCGTGCGATCAACAATCGCATACCAGTCAATCAGCCCCGCGAGCCTTGCATTGTTGATCAAACTCCCGAGGTTGCTGTAGCTTCTCTGATTATTTTTGCTGCCGGTGGTTTTGTCCGCCCATTTGTCTGGAAGAAGATCACGGGCGACGAATTGATAATACAACTGACGAAGCGTCAGATCGAATCCCTGCTTTGAATATTCATTGATGATCTGTTCGGCGAGTGTGGTCAGACGCGTGCCTATTTTATCGAAATTGCGTGGGACGTAACAAATCTTTGGCATGGTGGCCTCCTTTCTAATACATGCCCGGAAACTCAACGCTTCCGAAGTCTACGTTTTCAAGGTCGTCGATCAGCGATTGCAGGCTGTCGGCGCATTCCTGAAGGCGATCTCCTTTGTCGCCAGTCTGAAATCCCTCTGGCAGATTATCATACCAGTCTTGGATTTCCTGCTGTAAATCTGTAATGATTGATTTCGCATCTTCGATCTTCGCCTCGGCTTCAGCAAGGCGCTCCGATCTGCCCGGATTCGCATTGACCTTCCTGATGCTGATTGCACGTCCAAGGACGTCCTCTATTTCGTTTTTGATTCTCTCTGCCCTGGCGCCTTTCCTGACAACTGTAAATTCGATCTTAAATTCTGGCATGTATTTTACCTCCTTTCTAATTGATTAAATCTGAATCACGAACACAGATAATTTTATTCCCGCTGATTTTAACGTTCGCGCACCATTGCCCTTTCGAGCCCTCCCAAAGGTCAACGATCTCGCCATTTCGCCTTTCCTTGATACCCTCATGCGATTTCGTATAAGCGGTATCTCCGATTTTCATTTCTCTTAATTTCATATTCACCTCCTGATTTTTATTGGCATTATGTATCATGTGGCTGCTTACTATCATGCCACCATTACATATGTCAAGTCTTTTTTGCAATCCACGCAACTTTTTTCGCGCAGCCGCAATCCTATAAATGGCTGATATTATAGGGAATAAAATTAAGATAGAAAGAATACTTGCAAAAAGGGAGTTAAATGAGTTAATTTCGCACCATGCAAACGTTCAGAAATGAATTACTAATGAAGATGCGCGCCGATCTTAGCAAGAAGAAAAAGCCGCGCATGTTCGTCACAGAATTGGCTCATCGAATGAGGGTTCCGTATTTCACGCTGCACAGAATCTTGAAGGGGCGGATTCAGGGCAGCATAATTGCATGGGAAAAGATCGCTGCATACTATCAGTTCGAGGAGAGCCGGAACAGCCGATAAATCCGTCCCCTGCCAATGAGGTCACCGATGGAGTTGTTTGATCAGGAAGACCAGCAGCAGGAAATCAAGGCAGAAAAAAAAGAAGAAATGCAGCACGCCGAATCGGTGCAGCATAACCTTTTTGACGATGAGATCATCGTTCAGTGCGCGGGCAAAACGCTCTTCGGTCGTGATGAAATCATTGATACTGCCGTGCGTGATTTCAGGGAGCGTGGGTTCCCATATCCCAATAATACTCTGGCGGAAATGAAAATGGAATTAAATGATCTGGCAAATTGCCGCCCCACGTGCCGCGCTCTTTGAGGCAGACGGAGGCGCATGGGAGCTTGAAGCGAAAAGGCTGATCTTTGAATTTCTCAAGGACAAGATCGGCGATAAATATCCGATTCTTTACTAACAAGAGTTGGGGTGGGCACATGCGAAGCTGCGCTGAGAGATCATGCAGGGTCTCAATAGCCTCTTTCCGCGGGAGCTGCCGCGCAGCGCTGAAGGCTCCTTGCCTGCCCCTTCGGAAAGGAGGCTGAAAATGGCACATGAAATCAGAGAATCTGATCTTACCTGTCCCATCTGTAAGAGAATGGCGCAGGCGGTAAGAGCGGTCAGGAAGGTATTGGCGATTTACCAGATCACTGATGGCAACTTTCTAATCGGGCTGCGCTGTGGAGGATGCTATGTAGTTGACACTCCCGCCGGGAACGATGAGCTGCTTGAGCATGTTACCGAGGCGATAATGAATAGGCTCGAAATGGACGGCAGAATGGTTGCAGATAATGGTATGCAGAAAGCGATCGGCACTGCCGTTTCAGCATACCTTGAGAATATCCAGAAGGGAGGTGGAAAGAATGACCCAGACAGAGATTAATTTTAAGGCGCGGGGATTGCCAGAGAATCCTTTTCCAAGAGGAACCGGGAATTGGCGCGTATATGATCACCTGCAACAATGGGGAGAGGTAACGCTTTATGATCTGCACCATATTTTACAGGTAGACACCGCGAGGATTCGCTGTGACGTGAAAAGGTTCCTACAAGCGAATGGATATGATGTGATTTGTGAGCGTATGAAGCCGGGATTGACAAATTATCGAATAATAAGGAAGGAGGAATTATCAGATGGTTGGAGAAAGTGTGAAGTTAACAAAGAAGCAGCTCCTTGCGGGCATGAATGCGATCCTGAGAATCGCACAGGTGCCGCTTCAGCCCAGAACGGGCTATTGGCTGGACAGGAATTATAAGGCGCTGACGCCGCTCTGGAAGGAGATCGATGAGGAGATGCGCGAGATCGTGCGGAAATATGGCAAGGTAACGCCCGACGGATTGCAGCTTCAGGTGCCGCCCATGATAGAGAAAGACGGGCAGCAGATTCCGAATCCTGATCTTGAGAAGTGCACCGAAGAAATGGATGTGACGAATCAGCAGGAGGTTGAGGTAATAGTTCATAGGCTCTCGCTTGCGGGGTTTATGGGCGCGATCAGCCTTCAGGATATGAGCGCCTTGAGTTTTATGATTGAAGAGCAGACCGAAGGCGGGCAGCTTATTCAAATGGTGCGGCCTGGAATGCAGCCGAAGGGGTGAGGTGACGGAATGAATAAGATAGAATTATTGATTGATTTTATTGGACAACTAATGTAAAAGACTTTTCAGGCACAGAGGTAAAGGCGTGAATCACAATTCCAAAACCTATAAGAGAGACCCCAGCGGGAGAGTCATGCAAATGCCTCTGTGCCACTCGCTTGGGGTTTTCTTTTATAGGGAAGGGACCTGATATGGGAAAGAATCCTGCCTTCCAATTTTATCCTGGTGATTGGCAGCGTGATCTTGGGGAGCATCCACTTGAGATAGAGGGCGCATGGATTCGTATATGCTGCCGGCTTTGGTGGTCAGAGACGCCGGGGAGGCTGACGCGAGAGATTTCACAATGGGCAAAAGTCCTCAATTGCCACGGAAACAAGGCTCGGTTTATCATCAACTATCTCTCAGAACATAGAATTGCAGAGGTTGATTTCTCCTCGAAAAGCTCGCGATTTCTCCTCGATTTCTCCTCGATTCGTCCGAGAAACGACCGCGAAAAAGAGGATGACCCAGGCTTGATTACAATAACGTCCCGACGAATGGTGCGAGATCACCAAGTCCGCTGTATTCGGTCTAAGTCTGGGACATTAGGGGGGAATCCCAGCTTTGAGAAGGGCAAACCAAATCCATACTACCCAAAAGATAACACAACCAAAAAGATAACCACCAAAGATAAGCAAAAGATAACCCCTTCATCTTCATCTTCATCTTCTACTACAAAGAATAATACAAAGAAGGGAAATAACGCACCTTTTCAACTGCCCTCAAAAGAAGAAGTAACAGAAGCCTCACCGATTAAGACAAATAACGACCTTGATCAAATCAGCAAGCAACTCTTTAATGAAAATATTTTCCGCGAAGTATATGCCTTTAAGAACAAAATGCTGAAGGATAAAAAAAACGAAAAGGCCGTTTTGCATGCCCTTTGCAGATGCTTCTTGGAGAAACCAAAAGAGCCATGGCCATATTGCAAAAAGATAGTCGATACCGAAAGCGGGAATTATAATGAAAAAGATCACTCAAGGACTTCTTGAGAAAGAATTTGAAAAGGCGCTCCCCTTTGTAGAGGCCGCAAGAAAAGAAGGGATGGATGAGGGCAGAATCACTGACGCCATAAGACATCATGCCGACTTGAAGATCAGAGGTTATTATAAAAAGCCGGATTTTGCGACAATTGGCCAATGCCTCGATCTTGGCAAATTACAGGCTGATAGTAAAATTGAACAGATATTTTATGACATCCTGATCGTTAATGAGATACCATTTCAATTTCAAGTTTCAATCGGTCGCTATCGAGCCGATTATTTGATTCACAAATTTCTCGTCGTTGAAATTGATGGCCCCAGACATGAAAAGGAGAAAGACGAGAGGCGGGACAATTATATGCGCAAGATGGGATATAAAATATTGCGTGTGCCTACGTGGCTACTCTGTATGGATTCAAAGGCAGTTATTAAAAGCATCAAGGAAATAATTTACGAGAAAGCAGGATTGGTATGAACAAGATCATCAACACCCTCATCAGCATCGCCGCCGTCCTGATCATAATGTCATTCCCGATTTACGAAACATTCAGAAAAGAAAAGATGCGCTGGTGGATCATCGTGCTTTCGCTCGCTGCATTCCTTGGAGTCTACACCGCAGAGATCATCGTCTTTACGCCAGACTGGTGGGAAGATATGACCACCTTTTACGAGAGAATCCTCCATGGCTGAAGGCTGGCTCACAGGATGGCACGCTATTGCAGATTATTGTGGCGTCTCAATCGATACGTGCAGACGATGGCGCAAAAAATGTCACATGCCAGTCTATTATACCCCCGGAGGAACACCCGTCTGCCTACCCCATGAGCTTGATCTATGGCTTACACACTTCCACAAGGGGAAATACGGCAAAAAACGCAAACCAAGATAGAAATAAACGATTTTCCATAGCCTGTGCATACCATATGCATACTTGACTTTTCCAAAAAAATAACCTACCATTGCCACCATGAAGACCAAAACCAATGAGGAAATAGGGCTCGAAGCTGCAAAGATCGCGCGCAAAAAGATTCTGGAGATCGCCAAAAGGGTGAAACTCACCCCTGAGCGCACCTTGCAACGCATCGCGGAAGGCTTGAGTGCAACAGAGATCAAGGCGCAGTATGACAAGGACAGGGAGAGGTGGGTTTATTCTCGACCACTTGTTGACCATGGGCAAAGGCTCAGCGCTGCGCAGCTCAGCATCCTCATTCACGACATGAAACCATGCGAAAGGAAGAAGATTGAAGTCAATGGGAGGCTCAGTTTCAACGTCGCGGGGGCAAAGCAAAAGCTCATGGATAGAATCGCTGCTATCTCTAAACGAAAGAGAACGCGCACTGGTGGTAGAGGGGTTAAGTGATCTCGACGCTGCCCCGCTGCTGCTCGAATGCGCACAGATAGCACGTGAATCGCTCATGGAGTTTACGCTCTGGACGTTCCCGCAATATCTGCCGGGGTGGTGCCATGAATTAATCGCCGAGGAGCTTGATCAGTTCCTTGCTGCTGTTGCTGCAAAGGAAAGTCCTCGTCTTATGATCCTCGCGCCGCCCAGATGCGGCAAGACCGAGCTGGTGAGCAGGCGCTTCCCAGCTTATGCGTTTGGGAAATTCCCTGACCTTACCATGATCTCCTCAAGTTACTCTTCTGATCTAACTGCCCTCAATAACCGCGATGTGCAGCGGATCATTGATTCCGAAGAATATGCCGAAATATTCCCAGAGACAAAGCTGGCGAGTAAATTCGTGCGCAGCGAAACGGGCGGCTCTTATGTGCGCAATACTGAAATCTTCGAGATCGTAGACCATAAGGGCAGCTACCGCGCAGCAGGCGTCGGCGGCGGCATTACCGGCATGGGAGCCAATATTCTGTTGATTGACGACCCGATCAAGGATTTCAAAGAAGCGCGATCTCCCGTCATTCGTGAATCTGTCTGGAATTGGTATACCTCTACCGGCTATACACGCCTCGCGCCCGGCGGCGGCGTCTTAATCATCATGACGCACTGGAATGAGGACGATCCTGCCGGCAGAATCATCAAGCAAATGGAGAGCGGTGAGGGCGATACATTCAAGATTGTTCGATTGAAAGCAATCGCTGAAGAAGACGAGACATATCGTAAAAAGGGCGAGGCGCTGCACCCAGAGCGTTATTCTCTGGCGACCTTGCTGGCTATCAAGAAAGTGCTGGGTCCCTACCTCTGGGGCGCTTTATATCAGCAAGACCCGAAACCGGGCGAAGGCAATATATTCAATCCCGCAATGATGGAGACACTCGACGCCATCCCGGCAGGAACTAAATTCGTGCGAGCATGGGATTTTGCGGCAAGCAAGAATGAAGGCGATTACACTGTGGGCTGCAAGCTCGGCAGAATGCCCGACGGACGCTATATCGTTGCAAGTGTTATCAGAGACCAATGGGGCGCTGAAGATGTCGAGAAGGCATTGCGCAATACAGCGATAGGCGACGGCACGATCTGCCGCATCAGGATTCCTCAAGACCCGGGGCAAGCGGGAAAGGCTCAGGCAAAGAACTTTATCAAGCTGCTCTCAGGATTCACGGTCAAGGCATTGCCGATCAGCGGAGAGAAGGTGATACGCGCCATGCCTTTTGCTGCGCAGGTGAATGTTGGAAACGTTGTGCTGCTCAGGGCTCCGTGGAATGAATCTTTCAAATCCGAATTGCAAGTCTTTGACAATGGCACAAACGATGATCAGGTGGATGCGGCATCAGACGCATTTGCAGAGTTCAGTGAAGGCTCAACGGGGCTTCTCGAATATTATGAGGCAGAAGCAAAGAAGGCGCTCGAAGCAAGAAGCGCAAAATCAAATTAAACTAAATTCAGGAGGACGGAAAAATGAAGAAAATAATCAGCATTCTTTTGATCGCGCTGCTCGTGTTGATCGCGGTTCCTGTTTTTGCCAACACGACCTTTGTCGTGCCGACAGGCGTATATGGGGTTTATGATCGCGACGGCAATGCATATGCGATCAGCGCCAGCAGAACAATTAATGTCCCCAGCAGATATTTCCATGATTTTGTCAATGCAGGATATGTGCCTTATGGGATACAGGCTGTCCTTTGCGGAACAACCGGCACCTGCGCGAATACAAACGCAGTCCCGAAAATCTATGTCGGCAAGGTGACCTTACTTGTTCAATCTCCCAATACCGCCGCGATTGCCGGATTTAATTTCGCCGACACAAATTATATCTGTACCGCGACAGACACCACAAGGGGGCTGCCCGTCTGGATAGCTCCGGGCAACGTAACAACGGTGCAGCTCATGGGACAGGCAGGCTCTACTGTGAATTACATGTGCGTCGGGCAGTAAGGAATCTGAGATGTATTTGAATCTCTGGGACGCCCCATCCAGTAAGAAAAATTCAGCCATTATTGCTGGGCTGATTATGCTGGTGCTGTTTGCTGCGACGATCTTGCTGATACCGAACGGCATCAATCTTCGCTTGCAGCATACGCCAAACTTCACGTTCTTTATGACCGTGGCTGCGGGGATATATATTTTGATCGCCATTGATGGGCTGCTTGGCGCGCTGGTTTTGTGGGCGTGCTTCCAGCTCTTTACTGGCGGACCCAGAACCGTTGAATATATCCTCTTCGGGCTTTGCGTCTTTTTTATCGCGCTTGTCGAAAAACAGCCGCGCTGGCATCAGTACGAGGATTATATCTACGATTTCATCATGCTGCTGGCTACGATCTGCGTCGGCTTTCAGGTCATGCAGGCGTGCGGCGCGTATTACTACATCGCGCCAGACCTCAACAGCTACTTCGGCCTGATGGGCAACCAGGATGACATGTCGTGTCTTCTCGCTGTTGGCGCAGCGCCATTCCTGAGAAGTGGCAAAATCAAGTGGATATGGATTCCGATTCTCGGATTGATACTCGCCCATTCATACATGGGCGTGGTTGCGTTCGGGGTCGTCTTGTGCATGGTCGTTATGCGGTTGCGGAACTGGAAAGTCAAGATGGCGCTTTTCGCTGCGCTGCTGATCTTCATCGTTGGCTTTCATTGCCTGATTAAGCCATTCGCGCTCGATCAGCATAAAGCGGGGCGTCTTGAAATATGGAAAACGACACTGACTGTTGCGATGACAAAGCCATGGACTGGATGGGGATTCGCACAATATGACAGGGTGATTCCGATAATCACGTCGAGTAAATATTTAAGCTCTGCAGATCGTGAAATGCTCTGGACGACCATTCGCGACAAGAAGGCGCTGCTGATTGCCGCGGGCAAGGTGTCTGGCGGCGATCTCGAATATTTCAGAAGCGATAAGCAGCAAGAGCGTCCATACATCGAGGCGCACAATGATTACGTTGAATGGTTTTTTGTTGCCGGTATCATTGGTGCCGTGCTGCTGCTTCTCGTAGTTGCACGATCTCTATTCCTCGCGCACTTAAGAGCGCATTCAAAATGGTTGTGCCTTCAGACGGCAAGAGTCCCATTCTATGGGCTTCTGGCGTCGTGCATTTGCGCGCTGTTCTTTTTCTCATGGCAGACGATGCCTACTCAGGCGCTCACGGTGCTTTATCTCGGCACAGTAAGCAGAGTGAAATCAAAGGGGGAATTATGATCAAGAAAACTCTTTGCATATTTCTTATCGCAGCATTGCTCGCAATGACAAGCGCCGCGATTGCGGCGGAGCCTGTTGCAGAAAACAGCGGAGCGATAACCGCCACCAAAACCGCCGTCGTCGGGGCGGGCGGTCTTATCGGCGTCTTCTGCCGGGGAAATGGTGCGACCGCCTGCGCATGTGATCTCTACGATAGCGGCACAGCGGCATCAGGAACCCAACTCCCCGGAGTTTATACAACGGCCGCAAGCGGGAATCTCTCGCCAAGCTGGACATCATCAACTCCCGTCAGGTTTGCAAATGGAATAACTGTCAGCCCTGCTGCCGGCAGTAAATGCTTTGTCTCGTGGTTGCGTGGAGGGCGTTAATGGCAGAGAAAGGTTTCATAGACAGACTGAAGACGGGCATCGCCTACATTATCGCCGGCGCGGATGTCGTGCCGTTCGGACCCATGCAGCCGCTTCAGCCCGTTTTTCAAGAGGGCATGGAAGGCAGGCAGTTTGACTATCCGGTCGGATTCAATCTCGTCTATGTGCCGCGGCAAGATACGGACGTCGGGTTTGCCATGCTGCGCGGCCTTGCTGACGGCTATGATCTTATGCGCCTCGCTATTGAAACACGAAAAGATCAGTTATCGAAGCTGGAATGGAGCATCGTCCCGATTGACCCGGCAAAACAGGCGGCCAACGATCCGCGCTGTCAGGAAGTCGAAGACCTTTTTCGCTTCCCTGATCGTGAGCATGACTTTGCAACATGGCGCCGGGCGCTGCACGAAGACCTTTTGGTGATTGATGCTCCGACGGCTTATCCGCGCATGACTAAAGGTGGCAAACTCTATTCGCTTGATCTCATGGACGGTGCATTGATCACCCGCAAACTCGACGGAGAAGGCCGCACGCCGATGCCTCCCGAAGTTGCTTATCAGCAATACATCAAGGGCGTCCCTGCGGTAGATTACAGCGCTGACGAGATCATATATATGCCGCGCAATATCAGGACGAATAAGGCATACGGCTTCAGCCCGGTAGAGCAGGTGATCATCACCGTCAATATCGCCCTGCGCAGGCAGATTCATCAACTCTCGTATTATACAGAGGGCAATCTTCCCGACCTGATTTTCGGCGTTCCCGAGGACTGGAATCCTGACCAGATAAAGCAGTTTCAGCTCTGGTTTGATTCATTGATGTCCGGCGACTTGGGTGAACGCAGAAAGGCAAAGTTTGTTCCGCACGGCATCGAGCCTTATGACATTAAACAGAATGCGATCAAGGACGAGTATGACGAATGGCTGGCAAGGATTATCTGCTTCGCCTTCTCTCTGCCACCCACCGCGTTTGTCAAGCAGATGAACCGCGCGCAAGCACAAAGCGAGAAAGACCGCGCCCAGGAAGAAGGGCTTGAGCCTATTATGGTTTGGGAAAAGAATTTCTGGAACAAAATCATCTGGAAGTATTTCGGTTACCGCGATCTGCAATTCAAATGGCAGGACGTCAGGGTAATCGACCCACTCGTCCAGGCGGAGGTGGATAAAATCTATTTGCAGGAATATGTCATCAGTCCCGACGAGGTGCGCACAAGACAGGGCCTTGTTGGCGCTGCACCGGTAAAGCCGCTGCCGCCTGCAATGGGGCAGCCGACGAATAGCGATGCTGCTCCTGGCGGTGATAATGAAGACGGCGGAAAGAAACTTCCTGCAAAGAAAAAGGGGAACGGAGACGATGCCGTTGCGCAGGTTTACAGGGATGCGGGTAAAAAAAAAAGATACATCCTATAGACCGCAACCGGAAATCGGTCAAGAAGGAGAGGGATAAGTTGCAAGGAGAATTCACAGAGCTATTCAAGACCGAATCGGCAGTCACAGCCGAGCAGGTGCTCAAGGGTATCGAGAGCGCCAGCAATGTCCTCACGACTGATGAGGTTGTTGAGAAGGTATTGAAGGATCTCGATTTCAAGGGCTGGTCCGTTCTGATCAACCCCACGGAAGAAGCTCTTGAGAAAATATATGCGGACGGTACTCGCGCCGCTCTGGCTCAGATCAGCTTTGACGCGACTGACGGAATGACATCATTCCTAAATGAGCGGGCGAGTGCCTATGCCGCTGAGCGTGCAGCTGACCTGGTGGGCATGAAAAACATCGGCACGAAAGAGATCCCGCACTGGATTGAAAACCCGAACCGCGAATATGCGATCACCGACACGACGCGGGACATGCTGAGATCCACGATCAAGGATTCTATCGACAAGGGCTACAGCACGGATAAGCTCAAGCAGGAGATCATTGACAATCATGGATTCTCCGAAGACCGCGCTGACATGATCGCACGCACAGAGACGGCCTTTGCGGACATCCAGGGCAACATGGAAGCCTATCGCGCAAGCGGCGTTGTGGACGGCAAGGAATGGATTTTAGGCAGCGAGCATGACGATGATGACGAATGTGACGATAATGTGGCTGATGGTGTTATCGCTCTTGAGGATTCTTTTTCAAGCGGCGATGATTGTCCGCCCGCGCACCCAAACTGCACCTGTGATGTGCTGCCCGTGGTTATGGAATTAGAAGGAGGTTAATATGGGACAAAAGACAGACAATCCAAAAATCTATATACCGATCACGCGCATCGACGAAGACCAACGCATGGTTTATGGCTATGGGACCCGCGAGGATGTCAAGGATTCCTATGGGACGATTGTTGATCTTGGCAGCGTCGAAGGTTGCCTGCCTGATTACATGAAGTATCGCAATATTCGTGAAATGCACCAGATGAGCGCTGTGGGAAGGGCTGCGGAGATCACCGTCGATGAAAAGGGGGTTTATCTTGGCGTCAAGGTTGTTGACGATGATGCATGGTTGAAGGTAAAGGAAAAAGTTTATAATGGCTTTTCAATCGGGGCAAAGAAAGACAAGCAGGTTGATGATCGTCTTTTTATCCGATCAATTACTGAGTTTTCACTTGTTGATAGGCCGTCGAATGAAGGCTGTCAAATTGATGAATACAGAATATTCCCGGGAGGTGAGAACATGGAGGAAAAAATATTTGAATGGAAATCGGCAGACGGTCTTCTCTTCCGTATTGCCTATATCCCAGAAGGCGATGGCACCCTAAAGGCGACAACCCTGCAGGATGCGCTCGCAACACTGAACATCGTTCGGATTGAAGTCCCCGAACAAAAGCCGGCTGAGCCGCCCGCGCCCGCAATGCCCGATCTCAAGCGCTATCTTGGCGAAGAGGTTTGGGATGCACAGGTGGCAATGGAAGCGCTGCTCAATATCACCTACCTACTTGACAAGGAGCTTATGGAGAATCATCCTGAAGCAGCGAGTCAGGCGGCAGACCTTAAGGCGGTGGTTGACAAACTCAAGGCTTTCATTGCATCAGAGATCATGGAAACCAACGTACAGGCTCCGCCCACGCCCGCTATTGCAATGGCGGCGGGGATTCTTGATGATGTATTCCGCAAAGGCTCCCGTCATAGCGCCAGTGATCTGAAGCGGATACAGGACATCCATGATCATTGCGCTGCTCTTGGCTGTCGATGTGAGAAGGCAGAAAAGGCAGACAGCCCCGACGTAACGCGGATTGCATCGCTTGAAACCGATCTCACAGCCGCGAAAACCGAGATCACCACATTGACGAAAGACAAGACGGATCTGATCGAACGCGTCAAGGCGCTCGAAGCGGAGCCGGCTCCCGCAAAGGGACCCCTCAATACCATCGCGGTCACCAAAGAGAAAGATGGCGCCCATAATGATGTGCAGCGGGTGGAAGACTCTGACGAATACAAGGCGGCCACTGCGAGCAAAGACCCGATGGCGGTTGCTCGCGTTGTAGCAAAACATCAGCTTATGAAACCAATGCGCGTTAGCGCCGGCTGATATTGAACTTAAAAAAGTAACGTAAAGGAGGAACACAAAATGGACAGACAAGCTCTTACAGAACAGACAATGAACGTCATGCGCGACGCGCTCGTAAAGCCAAGCGATGACGTGCTGCGTACCTTTGTGCAGCCGGCGACCGCAGTAACCGGGTTGATAGGCTACGACCTTGAGCCGGTTGCGAAGCATCTTTTCCCGGTGATCACGCCCTTGAGAAACAAAATTCCGCGCGACGTAACAGGATTCGGAACCCAGGCGAACTGGCAGATCATTGACCAGATCAACCCCGCGAACGTCCACATGGGCGTCTCTGAAGGAAACAGAGGCGGCGCTATCGGGTATCATACCAGGCGAGCGCTGGCAGCCTATGTCGAGTATGGACTGGAAAACTGGGTCACCACAAAAGCCGACCTCGCGTCAAAGAATTTCATGGATCTGAAGGCTGAGGCGCAGTTGCAGCTCCTATGGTCGCTGATGATCCAGGAAGAGTTCTGCGATCTGGGCGGCGTTGGCATTACCGCTCTCGGCCAGACTCCGACTCCGACGATGACAGATGTCGGCTCCGGCGGATCACTTGCGAACGCGACGACATACCGCGTCGCCTGCGTAGCCCTGACGCTTGCCGGATATCAGCAACTTGCCGGCTGGAATATGGGACTCACGGGGCAGACCCTTGCTGCGAATCTGGCAACAGGCCTCATTCAGTCCTCGACCCGCACGAACGTCGATGGCAGCAGCGATACAATCAATGGCGGCGTTGCAATTCCTTCGGCAGTTGCGGTGCAACTCACGGGCGCGGCCAATGACAGCATTACCGCCACCGTGACGCCCGTCGCCGGTGCCGTTGCGTATGCATGGTATCTTGGCGTGGCGGACAACGCCCACATGTATCTGCATTCGGTAACAGCAGCGAGCACAAAGACGTTCACCGCAGTAGCGAGCCCGCTGAGCCAGCCCTTCAGCGCTCTTGATCTCGTGAACGATTACTCCGTCGATTCGCTTGTTTATGACGGCATGATCTCGCAGATCACCAACGTCCTTAATGGCGCCTATGTCCAGAACGTCAATGGTCTCCTGACCACTGACGGGGCGGGTGGAGTTACGCAGCTCAATATAGCATTTTCGCAGATGTATGATCTTTACCGCCTCGGCATCGATGAGCTTTATGTATCGAGCAAGGAACTGATCGACCTCAACGCCCTGGTTATCGCAAACGGCGCCGCGCCTTTGATTCGATACACGATGGACATTGAAGGTCACGGAACCGGAATCGATGCGGGCGTTGTTATCGCGACGATCCTCAATCCGGTCGTTAATAAAAAGGTGAAGGTTATTGTCCATCCGAACATGCCTCAGGGCACGATGCTGGGCTGGTCAAATTCGGTGCCCTATCCGCTGAATGATGTTGGGCAGATCGTGAAGAAGAAGATGCGGAGAGATTATTGGTCAATCGAATGGCCAATGGTCAGGAGACGCTACGAGTATGGCATTTACGCTGATGGCGTTCTCCAGTGCTATGCGCCTTTCGCATTCTGCGTAATCAACTGCATAGTGCCGCATCCATAAGTGATGTCTTGAGATAATAGGGGCGGGACTTTTCTGGGTCCCGCCAGGTGAACAATAGGAGGACTTGGTATGCAGAGACCGGCGGCACCGGATTTCTCAATAGTAACACCGCACCGCGGAAATCCTAAAGACCTTAAAGCCTTTTACGAAATGGTGTTTGAGACCACCATATACCCTGAAAATATGGAGATCATTCTCTTGGTTGATGACGACGATCCTGCTTGCCATAATCTTGAGGCTCCCGGCCTGACAGTCAACCAGTTAATATTCCCTCACGGCACCCTGGGCCCAACATATCTTAATAGCGCATATCGGGCAGCGCGAGGCAAATTGATAACGCTTCTGCCGACTGATACGGTCATCCAAACGTCTGGATGGGACGTGGAGTTTCTCGATGAGTTTGCTAAGTGGCCTGACGGCATAGGGCTTGTCTACGCGAATGATCTCATTTTCAAGGAAATGCTCGCGGAGGGAGGGCTGACGGTTTCGAGAAAGGCCTGCCAGATTATCGGGCATCTAACGCATCCGGCCTACAGATGGTTCCGGGCAGACGATCACATTCATCATACGTATGATATTCTGCGACACCTGGGGCATGATCGCATCAGTTACCTTCCCGATACCATATTTGAGCATTTGAGTTACGTCGAGATAGACGGGCAGCGCATTTACGATAAATCCCCCATGATCGTGGGAGATATCCAGTCGGATGACGGGCGGCGTTACCAGGAGCTGCACACGGAAAGATTGCTCGATGCGCTGAAGCTGGCAATGTTCATTGATCCTTCCAAGTTCAATGATTATATGGAAGCGGCGAAGAACCTTCCGGGACCATTTTTTCATTACTTAAATGTGCAGGCGATGAAACAGGAAGCAAAGGGAGAACCTATCTGCATCAATGTCAACGGGAAGATGTTTCCCGTTGAATCATACAGGGGCTATAGCATTTCACCATGTCTTGATGAAATAAGGAAAGAATGAAGGAGAACAGATATGCAGAAAATTAAATTGACAGGCAAATCATGCAGCCACGATGGGATTGTCTACCAGGCCGACAAAAACGGCGAGGTGACGGTTCCTGATGAGGCTGGCGATGTATTGGTGAGGTTCCACGGGGCAAGGCTGATCGAATATATACCCGAAGATTCTGAAAAAAAAGACCCAGAGCCGCCCAGCGGGAAAAGGAGCAAGAAGTAGAAAACTCCCCAGAGCAACGGAGGGCGGCGCTCAAAAGAATACAATGGGGAGCTCCCGGCAATAAGCGCCGGGGCGGAAGGTGAAAAATGATAACCGGAACGTCATCGACATCGCTCACGATAGGGAGCGGCAACCAATCTCTCACAACGCAGATCAGCCTTGGCTTCTTGCCTGGGCAGGCGGTTACGATCTTGTCGGCAACCAAACCAGTAGGTGGCGCAGCAACCTATTGGATGGCCGGTCTTGTCGTGAGTTATAATATTACAACCGGTGCGCTGGTCGTTAATGTTACGAGCTTCAATGGAACGGGCGCTTTCGCTGCATGGATAATCACGGTCTATGCTGTGAACGCCCTTGACCTCACCACAATTGCTGAGGCGATAGCATATCTTCCGGAGATGATGTCTGCGCCACCGACGCTGATTCAGCGGCTCGTGACTGCTGCCAGCTCATTCTTGCAGACGCACCTAAATCGTATTTTTGCATCAGCGAGCTATACGGAAAGAAGAGACGGCAATGGCTCTTCGGTTCTTATGTTTTCCAATTATCCGGCGACGGCAGTAAGCGCCGTCACGGTTGATGGTGAGGCGATCCTTCCCTTTGTTGCCGATCCGACGCCAGGATATCGCTTCAACGAGACAGCGCTGTATCTTAAAAACGCTTTTTTCACGAAGGGTATCCAAAACGTTACCATGGCATATACGGCGGGCTATACGGTAATTCCTTTCGAGATCGCACAGGTAACGATTGAGCTGATCGCTTTGAAATATAAGCAGCGTGAGCGCGTGGGCGTGACCGGCTATGGAATGGGACCGGAAAGGATCTCCTATACATCAACCGACATTACCGGCGATTTCAAGTCTCTGCTGCGGCAATATCAAAGGGTGGTGCCGATATGATAACGGCTGAAATCATCGGAGACCGGGAAGTAATCGCCAGAATCGAAGGCTTCAATCCAAAGTTGCGAGCCGAACTCCTTGCCAGCACGAAAGTGCTCAACATCCTGCTGCTCCGCTCGGTGAAGGAAAAGCTTTCCGGTCCCGTTCTGAGAAACCGAAGCGATCATCTGAGGGCAAGCATTCATGGCGAGGTAACTGAATCAGAGGCACGCATTGAGGCGAAGACCGGAACAAATGTCGAATATGCGCACATCCATGAATACGGCGGCATGACAAAACCGCATGTCATTAAGCCGCGCAACGCTTTGGCGCTGCACTTCTATATGGGGGGGAAGGAAATGTTTTTGAAGAGCGTTAATCACCCCGGGTCCCATATACCAGAGAGATCGTATTTGCGATCTTCATTGAAGGAGCTGATACCGGAGATTTACGCCGAATATGATCGGGCAATAGCGAGGGCGCTTAAATGAACAGGGAGACGATATTCGCGGCACTCTTTGCGAAAGCACAGGGCGCGGCCAATTTCACGCTTATTGATCGCAAGCTGATGCCCATGGGAGAGGTGCCCGACGATCAATGCCCTGCGCTCTTTCAGTTGCAGGACGACCAGGACGTTGCGAAAAAGCGGGGGATACCTGATAAATATACGCTGCGCGCTGAATGGTGGGTATACGCGACACTAACGCAATCTGGTGGCTATGCGAGCACCGCATTGAATAACCTGCTTGACGCTCTTGAAACAGCTTTGGCGCCTGATCCTGTATCGGGCGTTTATCAGCTTGGGCTTCCCGATACAGTTTCCGATTGCCGCATCGAGGGGAAGATACAAATCTTTGAAGGCATCTTAGGCAATAAGTGTATGGCGATTGTGCCGGTGATAATTGTAGCAACTTAAAAATGGAGGTCGTGAAAATGGTTATAAAGAAGAATGCAAACGATATACAGGACGAGAAGGAGACTCCGCCTGCAACATATACAGCGGCGGAAATCTTTACCAAGATCGAGGCGTGGTTTCAGGATCGCTTTCGCAATAAATCAGGCATCAGCGACACCGACCACTATGGCTATGTTTACGAATCAAAAGAAGAGCTGAAAAAACTCTTTTAAGAAATTCTCGTAAAGGAGGAACGAACAATGCAGTTTATTTTTGGATCAGGAAGTTTATGGGCAGTCCCGACGGTTGATCTCACCGGGGCGGCAATAACCGTCCCGACACCAGTGCCATTCGGCGTACTTCAGGACGTCAGTCTTGATCTGTCTTCAACGCTGAAGGAGCTTCGCGGGCTTTATCAAGACCCGGTTGAGGTAGCGAGAGGCGCGAGAAAGACGACGGGCAAGGCAAAATTTGCGCGCTTTGAAGCGGCAGCGTTTAATCTGGTGTTCGGCGAAACGCTGCTCACCGGAGAGATCAAGGCAAAGGAGCTTGAGACGGGCACCGTCGCGGGAAACTCTGTGACCGTGGCGAACAACAGCACGTTTACCGTTGATCTGGGGGTTACGTATGCCGCGAATGGCGTGCGCATGACGCGCGGCGCAACAGCGACGGGAAACGGCGTCTATGCCTGCAACGCGAGCAACGGCGTCTATACCTTCAACGCCGGCGACAATAACGCGGCAGTTCTTCTCTCATATCTCTATACGGCAAATGCGCTGCCGGGGCAGAACTTCATCATCAATAATCAATTGATGGGCGTGATGCCGAAATTTAAAGTTGTCATCAATGGCAAGTATGGCGGGAAAAACATGACCATTACGCTGAACAGTTGCATCAGCTCGAAGCTCTCGCTTGCGACGAAACTCGAAGACTGGACAATACCTGAGTTTGATTTTCAGGCAATGGCAGATGCAAACAACCAGATGGGCTCGTTCTCCTTCGCCGGAAGCTAAGGAGGGGGCGCATGTGGAATAAGCCTCTGAAGAAGACGCTCTACACGCTCAATATCGACGACTACGAGCCGGAGATCACGGCGCTAACCTTTCCGTATATGCGCAAATATGCAGAGAAGATCGGCGCCGATTTCTTTATCATCACCGAGCGTAAGTTTCCTGATTGGCCTGTGACATTCGAGAAGCTGCAAATTTACGAACTCGCGCAGCAGCACGCGAATGACTGGAATATTTTCTGTGACGGCGACTGCCTCATTCATCCCGACCTAATGGATGTAACAAATCATATTTCCAAAGACACGGTGATGCATAACGGCAGCGATGAATCGACGCATAGATTCAAGGCCGACCGCTTTTTCCTGAGAGATGGCCGATTTATCGGCTCCTGCAACTGGTTTGCGGTTGCATCAGACTTATGCATCGAATTATGGAAGCCGCCAGACGATCTCACGCTTGAGGAAGCAATGGCAAACATCCAGACGATTTCACAGGAAACCAACGGCGGCATGGCACGCGAGCACCTGATCGACGACTATATCTGCTCGCGCAATATCTCGAAATATGGGCTCAAGTTCACGACCTTGAGAAGCGTCTTACAGAATAAGGGATATCCAAATCCCGTCTTTATGATGCACATGTATAATATTCCAATAGCAAGCAAGCTCGACATCTTAAATCAGACAATGGTGCAATGGGGGATTAAGAAAATATGATCAAGCTGAAAGACAATCCGATTGAAGGAATTGAGATATCCATGGGCGGCCAGGCTATGATCGTGCCGGCATTGAATATCAAGCAGCATAAGGCGCTCAAGGATGAGATCAAGACCATGGAGAATAAGGATGATACTGAGGCACAATTTGCCGCAACCACACAGGTCGTGCATCAGGCGCTCACGCGAAACTATCCGGGAATCACGCTTGAAGAAGTAGAGGAAATGCTCGACATGGGCAATTTCGTAAAGGTGAGCTTTGCTGCGATGGGTCAAAAGGTGCCCGAGAACCTGGGGGAATTTCTGCCGGCGATGCTCGCATCCCAATTTGGGAAATAGACTGGAATGAAGTCGTCGCTGGCTTAGCAACGGCAACCGGGTGGACATGGGATTATATTGAAGATCATATTACGTTGCCGCGATTGACGGCGCTATATGAGTATTGGTCATTCTGCCCACCCACCCACCTTCTTGTTCGGGGATTTTTTAAGATTGCACCAAAAAACAAAATATCAAAGCAGCAAGACGAGGGAGATTTCGGAAAGCTGCTGGCAGGTCTTGAGGCGGCGGGATTCTCTCCGTCGCGGTAAGGTGATGAAAAATGTCCGATACTGAAACCACTGTAAAATTCGGAGCCGACATTGCGGGTCTTAAAGACGGCGCCTCCCAGGCTGCCGCCGCTGTCAGTCAATCTGTTAATCAGATGAAAGACTCCATGACCGGTCTCGGTGACGCTGCGAAGATGCTCACCGGCTTGCTTGCCGGCGCGCTGTCTGTTGGAGCGATGAAGTCTGCCGTCGATGCCGCAACATCCTACAACGCAAGCATCCTTTCCCTCTCGCGCGTCATGGGCTCAACCACCGAACAGGCGTCAGTTCTCGCAACAGCGATCAAGATGATCGGCGGCACCACCGAAGAATATGCAGCGATGAACATGCGCCTCGGAATGCGCATCAAGGCAACCTCTGAGGCTCTTGAGCAAATTGGCATTGTTCTGAAAGATGGCAATGGCGACCTTTTATCACAAACAGAAATCTTTAATAACGCGATCAAGACAATGAACGAATATAAAGCAGGCGCGGATCGCAACCAGTTCGCGCTCTATGCCTTCGGGCGTGGCGCCATGGAAGTCTATAAATATCTCAACCTCACCGAGGAAATGATGAGAAGAGCGACCGAGGTGGCGGAGAGATATGGGCTTGTTATCGGCGGTGATGCTGCGCAGCAGACAAAGCAAATGACTTACCAGCTCAACACCCTCAATATTATATTTGACGCTGTGAAAATCCAGATCGGAAACGAACTGCTGCCGACGGTTGTTGCCCTTGCGGGCACGCTTGGAGAACTTGCAGGAACCGTGCTGCCCTATGTCATGGGCGCGGTTAAGGCATTCATGACAGTATTTGAAGGACTATCATTTGCGGCAAAGATGGCCGGCGCAGTAATCGTCGCTACATTTGCCAGCATAGGCGGCATTGTTTCAAGTGTCGCAAGAGCCGTGATGCTGATTCTGAAGGGCGATTTCCAGGGCGCCTGGGACGCCATGAAGGGCGGCGTCTCTGACGTAAAGGATAATTTCAAAGCGGCATGGGATTCTATTGTTGCTGATGCGGAAAAAGCAAACTCTCGTCTGAAGGCTATCTGGATGCCGTCTGGCGCGCCTGCTGCTGCGGGCGCGATGCCCACGGGCGGCACGAAGTCATTTGTCGCGCCTGATACGGAGAAAGGAAAAGAAGACCCTTCAAGAATTGGTCAATGGCGGGACACGCTCGAACAGCAGAAAATGGACGAAAAAGCCTATTTTGATTTTTCTACTGAGCGCGAGAAGACTTTTTGGGCAGAGAAGCTGGCGATGACGAAAGCGGGGTCAAAGGAACGCTTTGAGGTCAACCACATCATCTTCGAGCTTGAGAAAAAAGACGTACAGCAAGAGATCAAGGATGAGGGAACGCGGATCGCATCGGCGAACAAATTAGCCGAGGAAGCCGCTGCCGCCAAATCGCGAGAGGTTGATACAAAATTTAAGCTCGGAGAGATTTCCGCCAAGGAGCAGATAAAACAAGAGCAGACCCTTCAGAAGGATCTCTTTGCGATCCAGATGGAGAATTTCTCAAAACTTGAAGCCCTGGCCGAGAAATATCCGTCTATCTGGGAAAGGGTGCAGGCGCAAATTGAGGGCGCAACCCAAAAGCACAATGAAAAAATTATCGGCTTAAACGATAAGCTCTCCCTTGAGACGAAAAAGGTTTTTGATTCGCTTCTCGCGCCTGTCCAGTCGGCGATCAGCACTTCGGTCAAGGGTATTATCTTAGGCACCACTACATTACAGAAAGCGATAGACAATCTCGGCGTATCAATTCTGGCCTCATTTATTGACATGTGCACCAAAGAGGTGATGCAGTGGATATCGAAAGAGGCGACGAAACTGGGGATATCGGAGATGTACTCAAAGATGCTGATTGCGATGGGCATTGAAGAGGCGGTTGAAAAGGAGGCGATTGCAACACCTGTGGCTGTCAGCTTAGTTAATAAAAATGCGGCGGTTGCGGCGTCGGGCGGAGCGGCGGCGATGGCAAGTATCCCCTATGTCGGGCCCGCCCTGGCTGTAGCAGCAGCAGCGGAAATGCTCGCGCTCTGTGAGGGCTTCCAGTCGTTAGCCGTAGCTGCTGGGGGTTTTGACGTTCCTGCCGGATTCAACCCACTCACCCAGCTTCATGCGGAGGAAATGGTCTTGCCGGCTGATCTCGCGAAGAATGTGCGCAACATGACAGGCGGCGGCGGCGGGAATACAGTTATTCATATTAACGGTGCGCTTGATGCGCAGTCGTGGTCCAACCAACATGGACGCAATCTGCTGAAGGGACTCAAGAGCAGCGCGAAGAGCTTAGGGATCAGGGTGTGAAAAATGTCAAATGTGGTTTTCCCGACAACGCTGAAAGGGCTGAAATGGGACCAGGCCAAGACGCCAATCTTCTCCACGCGCATTCAAAAATCAACGTCTGGAAGATCGCTCAGGGCAGCGCTTTATCAATACCCGATTTATCAGTACGATCTATCTTACGAAGTTTTGCGCGACACCGTCGCCCTCAATGAATTGCAAACCCTGATGGGCTTCTACCTCTCGCGCCAGGGAGCCTTCGATTCGTTCCTTTATATCGACCCATCAGACAACAAAGTCGCGGGGCAGGCTATAGGGACAGGCGATACCGTTACCGCTGCATTCCAGTTAGTCAGAACGTATGGGGGCTTTGCAGAGCCATGTCTCGACATTCAGGCGCCCGGCTCGCCACTTCCGGTGCTTAATGTTTATGTGAATGCCGTCCTTCAAGATCCGAGCTATTACAGCATCAAGGCGTCGGATGGCTCGACCAGTTATTTCAACGGAGGGCTGCTGACGTTCGGCATCGGGCACATCCCCGGCGCGGCTCCGATCACCGCCGACTTTTCATATTATAAACGGGTGTGCTTTATTGAATATGGAGAAGGCTCAGGCGATTCGTTCAGTCAGTTTATGTATAATTTGTGGGAGCTTAAAAAATTGTCATTGGAGACGGTGAGATAATGAAGACAGTGTCCGTCCCCGGCCTTGCATTATTGCAGAACAGCAGTCAATTCTACATTGCTGAAGTCCTGATGATCACGCTTTCCGATGGCACGACCCTCCTATGCTATGTCATGTTTGATTCTGATGTCAGCTGGAACACTCATACCTATTTATCAAAGGGGCTGCTTTTGAAGCGCAGCAAGATCACGCAGGTTCGGGGGATTGAAGTTGACGAGCTTGAGGTCGAGGCATATCCAACAACGGCGCTCATTGGCGGCATCGGTTTTCTTTCAGCATGTAAAAATGGCGCCCTCGATGGCGCGACAATAAAACTTGAACGGCTCTATTTCACGACATGGGGAACCGCGCCTCTTTTTGGCTATACCCTTTTTTCCGGAATCGTCTCAGACATTGAAATGGGCAGAACATATGCCAAGATCAAGGTACGCAGCTCCCTCGAATTATTGCAATCCCCATGGCCTCATCTCGTCTACCAGCCCGGTTGCGTTTGGTCACTATACAGCACGGGGTGTGGCGCATCAAAGGCGGCCTTTCCTGCGGGCTTTATGGTAACGGGCGCCGTAATCGCAGGAACGCTCACAGCCGGCTCATTCTCGACGAATCTCACGCAGGCGGACGGATATTTTGACCTTGGGGTTATCAAATTCACCTCGGGACTCAATTCAGGATTGAGGAGGACGATCAAATCATTCCTCCACACATCCGGTATCGTTAATGTGATTCTGCCGCTGGATAACCTGCCTGTGGCTGCCGACGCTTTTGAGATTTATCCCGGATGCGATCACCAGTTGACGACATGCGCGAGCAAATTTTCAAGAAGTGCGAGTTTTAGAGGGTTCCCATATATTCCCATCCCGGAGACTGCATATTAAAAAAAGGAGGACGACACAATGTCAGTACGAGCAAAGTTTGAAGTGGCGGAAAGAATCGAAGTAAAGGGCGGCGGCGGCACGGTGAAATTAAGCCCTGTGACGTCCGGCTCTGAGGAAAACAAGCAGTTCTATCTGTACACCCCAGGCGGCTCAATAAGCCTGTCCACGGTTAACCCGAAAGTCATGGCAGAACTTGTTCCTGGCAAACAATTCTACGTGGATTTTACGGAAGCCGGGGAATGAAAGAAAGCGAGATCAGACAGGCAATCATCGACGAAGCAAAAACGTGGGCAGGCACTCCATGGCACCACGAAGGGCGAGTTAAATATGCCGGAGTGGACTGTGGGATGTTTTTGCTTGAGGTGTACGAAA